GGGAGGCAGAAACATATGTCAGACTGTACCGGTATCATCGTGAACCCTAATGCCATCGTTAGCGAAATTAATCGCGACACGGAGGCAGAGTTCGAGTGGATCAAGACGGATTGTCGTACCAATACGGAGGTCTCGCGATCTACGTATATGGGATTGGCGACCGTCGACCGTCATCGCTCTCAGGGTTACAGCATTCCAGGCTTTAAGAAATATCTGAAGCGTGGATGTTTGATACCGGCCACCCCGTGGCAGTCGTTCCAGGTGACCGGTGAACAATCCGGTTCCGGGTCCAATTGCTACGACAGCGGTTATGGATATCGGGCTGAAGGGGGTGCCGGATGGTGCCCCCTGACCGACTGGATTTTGACCGAGGACGATATGGTTAGTTTTGCGAAAAACGCCAACACGTCCGAGGCTGTCCAGGCCGCTATTGCTCAATTATGGAGCACAGGGTGGGACGCGCTTACGTTCATTGCCGAGTTCCGACAGGCCCTAACGATGCTTACAGAAGCATTGCCGCGGGTTTGGGAGGCGTGGCTTAGAACGCAAGAAGCAAAGAGGCGATTAGGCTTCAATGCTAAAGACTCCGCAGGTTGGTGGTTGGAGGTCCAATATGGATGGCGTCCCTTAATACGGGATCTTGAGGCCATCATAGAACTTCTGACCGGTAGCCGAAAGGAGGTTTCGCGTCAAACAAGGAAGGTCCAGCGTCAGCCGGGCCCGTCTGGGGTGGGCACGTTCGAGGTTATATATACCCCGACAACAAACCCACTGACTGGGTACACGAGTGCACTGAAGACAACCGTGGATACGGCTACCGTCTCGGTGCGTGGTTTTGTGGCAGCCGACTTCGCCGCCCAGGCGATAACGCTGTCCGTAGCCAGAACGGGTTGGGAGTTGATACCCTACTCGTTCATCGTGGATGCCTATATTGGCATCTCTCAGGCCATATGTGCGAGCGAGGTTCTCATGAGGGCGAAGACTTTGGTATCCTCCGCGGGTATCATGGTAGTTGCTCAAAGAGAAATGCGGATAGTGTGTACGACGCCGAAGGCCTCCGGGTATTCGTCGTCATTCCAGCAGGTGGGTAATTCCACTGCTGTATACACTCAACGCATGCCTCAATCGTATGTCAATGGGCTGGAATGGAAATCAGGTCTGGATATCGATGGATTTCGAAATCTCCTGATGCTCATCCTCCAGCGTTTCCGCCGTCCTCGGATGTTCTGAGGCGGTCTTCACCCAATCGGGCATCTTGCCCGTTATCGGAGATCCTTATGGCTGCATTTGCAACCACCATCCAGCGTCAGTCGTCTGCCGGTCTGGCAACGACTTACCTGCTTCCGAATCACACGGCATTGAAGCCGGAATTGCTGATCCAGAAGAGGACACTGGCCGTAGGCAAGCGCACCGTAGCTGAAGACCAGCTGCGCGTCGTGAAGGCCACGGAGGATGTCGATGGGGTTACCCTCGTCGACAAGATCGACATCGGTGTCACTGTCCGCCGCCCCATCGCTGGGGATTCAACGGACGTGGATACAGCCGTAGCTTACTTCCGAGACTTCGTTGCCTCGGATGAGTTTACGGCGCGTATCGTCGCCAAGCAGCTCGACATCCAGGAATGATTCCTGTGTCGAAGGCCCTAGCTTGTTGGGCCATGGCATTGTGCCGCTGCATACGCAACTTCTTTCGGGACAATAAACCCGACTGAGTGTGCTTGGGAAAGCACTGTTGCGTAGACGAAACCGAGCTGAGAGGACTCACAGATGAGCTTTACAGCCATTGACGCCTATGAAATTGCAAGGCGTTATGTTGTCGATCTGGATCCCGCCGTTCTAGGTGGGGTCCCAAATGCGAACAAGGTCCTTGGTTGGATCCGTTCGCGCTCCGTTGGCCTTCTGGCCGACGTCCAAAGCTCTCTCGTGGGCGTTCCAACATCCCACGAATCGACACGTGCAACGATGCAGATATCTGCGTTCTTCAAGAAGAACGAAGACCTCTCCGATGCAACTCGCTGCCTTCACAACGCCGTTAACTCCTTCCATAAGAGTGAAACGGTGTGCAAGGTGGCGAATCGGAGGCTAGACTGGTACTACGGCAAGCGCGATCGACTCGATCCCGATCTTGCCTCCCATCTAGCTAGAATGGAACGCGAAATTGCGTTTCTGCTCGGGGATACTAAGGAGTTTCTTGACTCCATCCCGCACGTGGTAAGAGCAACCTCTGGTGCAACCAGCACTGCGAGCCGGCGTAACTCTCTCCCCTACATGAAAGTGAGGACTGAGGGTTTGTCGTGCACGCAGGGGGCCCTTCCGTGGGCAGCCTCGTTGTCGCGCTTTTATGGCTACGACGATGTTTCTCCGGTCATAACCTCCTGCAATCGCATTGAGTTTGTTACCAAGAACCACAAGACCCATAGAACCATTGCATGTGAGCCTGAAGGCAATCTGCCTTTTCAGCTGTGCTTTGATCACTATGTAAAAGGTCGCCTCCTCAAGTGGGGGGTAGACCTAAGGTCTCAGGTTCGAAACCAGGACCTAGCGCTTCAAGGTAGTTTGGATGGCAGTTTAGCCACCGTAGACCTGAAAAGTGCGTCGGACCGCCTGCCGTATAACACTGTGGCCTGGATGTTACCAGTGCCGTGGTTTCGGTTGGTGGATAGTCTCCGCTCCCCAGAAGGGGAGTTTACGGACCGGACAAGTCGGGATGACATGTCATTTACGGTCCGTTACGCAAAGTTCTCCTCCATGGGGAACGGCGCGACATTTGTATTGGAGACTCTGGTTTTCGCCGCAGCTTGTAGAGCTGTTGGAAGTAAGGGCTTTTCCGTCTATGGTGACGACATAGTCATCGAAACGGATTTAGTAGGCCCCCTCCTGCAACTCCTCAAGTTCCTAGGCTTTTCGCCAAACCAAGAAAAGACGTACTGCTCCGGACCCTTCCGTGAGTCGTGCGGTACTAATTGGTTTGAAGGTGTCGATGTTACCCCGTTTTACATCCACTCGCTTGCGGGTGGGGGGGTTCGGAACCTTGCCCATAACGTTAATGGGCTAGCCCGAATAGCGACACCTGAAGGCACTTTATGGCAGCTCCTCCGACGACGTGTTGTCGGGGATAAGTTGTTGTTAGTGCCAACTTGCGAAGATACGACTGTGGGCGTTCATGTTGATGTCCCACAAGCGTACGACCTAGGATTAATCCGGATCAAGAAAGGTGCATCCTCATGGAAGCGTTACGTAACGCTAGAGGAAAACACCCGTGGCCGGCCTCGCGAAAATGCCCTGTTCCTATGGTATCTTAATCGGTGCCAGACGGACCTTAAGGGCAGCGGGTCTGCTGACGATATGACCTGGAAAGGTCCATTTGCGGGAATGCCGGTACTCAACCGGTTCACCGTGGATGACCCCTCCTCGCTCGTATCACCGGAAACGGCTTATGGTAACACCATTTCACGGAAGACCAAACGGAAGTGGGGATATTACAGGCCAAGTATGGCCCTGGATGCAGTGGATTCGGCTCACCTACATTGGTGGTCGAACTACCTAACCTCTGCGGCGTAAGCCCAAGACGTGACGTAGCCACGGGAATGGACC